ATCGTTGCGCGTGCGGATTTTGAAGTCGTTGCCACCGCCGCTGTAAGCGCCGACAAGCTGGCAAGAGTAGTCGATATCACCGCTCAAACCGCCGAATGCAATGTATGGCCCGGTAGGCTCCCCGGAGCCACCATAGGTGAAGCCCATCTCTGGGGCAGATATGCTTGAGTTAAGGCTCGTGCTGTCGCTCGAGTGAATGCGACCGCGACGCTTGAGCATGGCTCGGTTTGAGTTTATTCCCCCAAGTTGAGATGCGCTGTCAGCGACTCGTGCAGAATCAACGCGAACGCCGTAAGTTCCTGCGCCGTTCCACCCCATCAGGGTAGGGTAAGAACCAGACCAAGCAGTAGTGGCGTTTGTGTTGCTTACTGCGCTTCCATCGGGGGCGGTGCCATTGGATGCGTCAAAAATGGTGTGATCATTACCGTAGTTTTTCCACGCAAGTTGGCCGACAACTGCGGTAAGCGTTCCGTTGGTGCTCCAGTTCGTACGGTTCGTTGACAGGTTTGTAGCTGTGGCTGCGTTGCCTGTAATGCTGATCCCCCAAGAACCAGACGCCGCAGATTGAATGGCCGCAGCAACGGCTGCTGGCGTAGTACGTACCATCTGATTAGTGGTTGGGTACATCGACACCAAAACGGTTGGAGTTACCCCCGACAACCCCGAAGAAAGCACGATCTCTCGGGCAGCAATGTCACCTGCTGCATCTCGGTACGCAATGGTGTTCGCGGTGGGAGCAGTAGTTGGGTTGTTGAAGCCCGAAATAGAACCTGAAGTTCCAGTTACGTTGATGCCCCAAGAGCCGGAAGCACCTCCGCCTGTCAGCGACGGGCTGTAGCTGGTGTAGTTCTCCGTCGTCAGGAACGTGTAAGGGCCTACGACTGTGGAGTTGCCCTGTTTGCGGGAGTACTGCGGCGCACCCCAGAACGGCATGATGAGCGTCTGGCTGTAGTAGGTATTACCATCGCCGTGGTTGCTGATCAGGTAGCTGGCCCAGCCAGAGTTACCCGCAAACGCGTCTGGAGTCTGGTACCAAGTGAAGTTCCCATTCCCGAAGCCGGTGTTGCTGACTGCATTGGAAGAGCCTGTTGTGCTCTGGTTCCATGTCGGAACGGTACCTGTTAGTCCGCTGTACGCTACGTTGGTGGCCGTGGCTGCGTTGCCCGTGGTGTTCTGGTTCCATGTCGGAACGGTACCTGTTAGTCCGCTGTACGCTACGTTGGTGGCCGTAGCTGCCGTGTCTGCATAACCAGCGCGAATTTTTTGCCAAGCCGTAAAACCGTTGCCTTCGTTATATCGAACAGATAAATATGGCGTTGTTGAATTTCGGTCAACGGCAAACATTGCCCCATATGAACCAGCACCTGTTGCAGGATAGTCCGAACCTAAACCGATGTACCAAGAATAATACTGTGATCCTCCAGTTGCGGGGCCATTGGAACTGCCTTGTACAAACCTGTACCCAAACCCGTAGGAGGGTGTAGTGGCATCAAAAGATGTTCTTGTAGAATGGGAATCTCCCATGTTGTTGTACAAGTTCACTGCCGATATGCTGTTCAATAAAGAGGCGTTTGAGGCCGTATCTGCGTTGCCTGTTGTGTTTTGATTCCATGTCGGAACGGTACCTGTCAACCCGCTATACGCTACGTTGGTGGCCGTGGCAGCATTGCCCGTGACGCTAATTCCCCAAGAACCACTTGCCCCCGTACCTGTCAGGGTGGGGGCGTAGCTGTTGTAGTTGCCTGCGTGCAGAACTTGGTTGCCTGCTTGCTGAATCGCACCTTCGACGTTAAGACCGTTTGTTGGATTGGCAGTTGCAGCGTAACCCGACCCTATTGTCATGCCGCCATGAACATGCAGCTTCTTGCCGGATACCGTAGAACCGCCGCCACCAATGGCGAACGTGCTGGTCGAGCCGTTGAACCATGTGTAGTCGGTTCCCGAAACGTCGGTCCAGCTAATCCCAGCCCATGAGGTGCCGCCCCCGTTAAGAATGATCTGGGTATCGCTGGCATTTGAGAACGTGGTAACGCCAGTAACCGTTCCGCCAGTCAGCGGCAGGTACCCAGTGCGTGTATCCGTCTTGAAGTCATCTAGCATCGCCTTGGTGATGCGCAGCTCAACGATGTCGTTGGCCGCGTATGCGCGGGCGGTCGTGCCCTCCTGAGCACGCTGGACTGTGAACGTATCAGTGGCTCGTGCCGTGACCTTGACAACCTCTAGGTTGCCCGCCGAGTCCATCAACGTGGCATAGAAGTAGTCCCCGCCAGCGATGACAGGGAATCTAGCACCGTGGCCCGCCGTCACCGAAAAGCTGGTGGCGACGTTGGTGATAGAGGCCGACAGGGCCGATACCGCGTTGTTTGCGTACAAGACTGGCATTATGCAACCCTCAAAATTTCAATAGTCTCAAGTGTAGCCGTTGCACTAGCGCCCTGCACAGTTACAGCCACCATACCTGCATCTTCGAGCTCGGCAGCGACGTCAATATCAGCGTAATACACGCTGCCCACGCCAATATCACCGACAGCTGCACTTAGACCCACAGACATCACACTGACGTCGCTGCCGAGCTCGGTAAAAGCCACACCTGCCGAAATATCGCTATGCGTATAAAGTTTGCGCAAGAACGCATCGACAATGACCACCTGCGCCAGTGCGTATCCGTTGACGTTCTTGGTGATGTACAGCGTTGTGTCAGCAGCGCTGGCCTGCGATTGCACAATTCCGTCGAGGCTGATAGCCAGTCTGAGCGCAGCGACCACCGTGGTGATTTCGTCGCCAGCGCCGGATATGGGCTTGTTGACGTTCATCAGCGCGGAAACAGTGGCCTGCGACGTCACAGCGGCTGCCATACGCACTTGAATGCCCAGTAGCGCGGTCGTGGATGCAGCGGCATTACCGGCCACAGCCATGTTCTTGGTCAACGCAGCGTTACCAGCTGTCTGAGCAACGGCAGTCGCCGCTACGACCATGTTCTTGTCAAGCGATGCGGAAGCGGAAGTGGTCGCAACTGCCTGCGCCTGAATGTTCAGGTTCTTGGTAATAGCCGCAGCCGCAGGTGCCACACTGAGCGTCACTGCTGCGCCGCAGGCCATGTTCTTAGACAAAACCGCTGTGGCTGTCGTTGTGGCTGTGGCCGCGCCAGCGCCGCTAAACTTCAGGTCTGCGGTGACCATGCCAACCGTCGTAGCCACAGCGTTGGCCGAGGCCTCCATCACTTTGGTCAGCGCACCCGTAGCGCTCGTACTGGCCGACGCAGAAGCGGCGACCGTCATGTTCTTTGTCAGTTCCGCTGCGCCAGCTGTGGTGGCCGTAGTGACTGTGTCGAGCGCCTGCAGTGGGTTAATCAGGCTGGCCGTCGAAGTAGACAGCGCCGTCCCGTTGGCAGAAGCAACAATAGTCTTTGTGATCGTCGAATCAGCCGATGTAGTAGCCACAGCGTTCGAAGCGAACGCCATGTTCTTGATGAGCGAGGACGCACCTGCCGTCACACCACTGGTTACCACGGCCCCAGCGATAATATCGGTCTTGGCCAAATCAGCTATCGGCGTGGCCGACACAACCGCTGCCGACGCAACGGTAAACACGACTGTAGGAGCTCCAGATACCGTGGTGGCTCCGATAACGGAACCCGAAATGTTTTTGGCCACGCCCAGCGCTGTCGTGGTCGTAATCAGCGTACTGACCGCTGCGGACTGGTTCGACGTTTTAGCAAGGGCGGCAGAAGTCGCGGTCGCTGTGCTGATCGCAGCAGCGAGGCTTGCCGTTTTACTCACAGCGCCTTCAGTGGCTGCCGTGGTAGTGGCCTGCCCAGCGATAGGTGCCGTTTTAGCAAGCGTAGAAGACGCCGTGGCAGCTGCCTGCGCAGCTGCCGCTAGACTGAACCCAAGCGAGACGTTGGCCGCTACGGTAGCCGTGCATGAGCGCGAGCCTGCAAGTGCGAAGCCCAACGTGATCTGCGCGAATGATCCGACGGTGCCGTTGCCAGCAACCGCCATGTTTTTGGTCAGCGAAGCAGACGCAGAAGGACTAGCCGCGCCAGTGATAACACCCGTTAGGTTGGGAGCTCTTGACAGCGGCGCAGCTATGCTGGCCGCGCAGTTGATGGATGCTGCGAGCGGCTGGAGAATCCCGGCGCTGCCGTTTAGGGTGGCAACGTTTAGGGCTGAGCCGTTCAGCAGCATCCGTTACCCCACAATTAAGCGAAGGTAATAGACAGCGAAGCGGCTGGGAATGTAACGGTGTCAGCTTGGTTGATGGTTTTGCTGATGGTCAGAGCGCCCCAGAACAGCAAGTTACCGGCAGAGGCCGCGTCGTAAATACCGAAGTGGGTCACAGTGCCCCAAGTCGCTGCAGGGGTTGGGAAGGTAATTGCAGCGTTATTGCTGGTCTGACCACCGGTACCACTAGAGGCTACCGTCGATGCCGCAGCTTGCGTGCCAGCCCAGTTAGCTAGCGAAGAAGCCACAGACACACGAGCGTAAGAGCCACCAGAAACTTCGGTACCGCCGCCCGAGTCGGACGGAGCAGCTGTCAGCAGACCGACGTACAGCGTAGTGGTAGTGGGGGCGGTTTGGCCACGGAACAGCTGGTCGATCAGCTTGTTCTCCAGAAAATCGGACATTGCAGACATGGTTGCTCCTTATGCAAACTGTGAACGAACATTGAACTTGAGAACTTCGTAGACAGTTTGGAACTGCCCGTCAAAGTCGATTTCGACTTCGCCTTCGTAAAGGCCCGGCTCGACATCGAGTACACCGTTCGGAAAATTGAATCTTACCTGACCTGTAGTACCACCACTCACTTTTTCGCAAGTAAGGGTGTTCAATATGGTTGTTGTGTTGGCGGCGCGGAAGTACACCTTTACCACCACACCAGCGTCAGATAGATTAATAGCAGCACCGGTGGCTGGATCAGTTAGTGTGAGGCGAATGTAGGGGAGGTTGTCCCCCTGAACCAGTTTAATCTTTTCGGCCATATGCTACCTTACACTTTAGGCGCGACGCCAGTCGTGCCATTCATCTCAGTCGTCAATGCTGCTTGGAATGCGCCGTAGTGGGCTTGAGCACGCTGCGCATTACCAGCGTACTCGCTATCTTTGGTATATGCTCGGTAAAGAATATAGTCGCCCAAAACGTTGCCGTAGATATCAGGCAAGCTGATATTACCGGTCACAGCGCTATATACAGCCCCATCAGCGGGCTCTGCTATGTCCGTTGGATAGGCAGAGAACACAATTTCCACGGAGGCACCTGAAGATGCTGCTGGTGGATACACGTAAAACACGCGTGGATCACGAGGATCGTACATGTAGTGCAGCACTTCGGTAACGCCAGTTAGGTTGTACCAGTTAGGGCTCTGTGTGTCCAAAATAGTCCGGTTAGTCATACGAACGGCACGCTTAGTGCCGGAGGTGTTACGGACTACATCAATTAACTTAGCGCCGGTACTAGGTAAAGCTTGCTTAGCTCCGGTTACAAGGGCCACAGTGGCGTTGGTGACCATTGAATCAGGTCTATACAAAATCACTTCACGCTGCCCATCATTGAGGTAGCGAACTAACTCAGCAACAGGCCAACGGATAGACGTATTGTCCTGCATTGTCTCAACAACGCGGCGGATGATGGAGGAAGCAGCAATGGTCATGATTTACCTCAAGCAAAAGGGCGTGCGCGTACGCGCATTGAGCCACGGACCATGCCGTAGTTACCTTCAATGCGCGAATTGTTTGTCTTCCTCGCAGCGGAGTCCAGTAGATACTGGGCCTGTGCAAAGTTTGTAAATGGTTGGTCTGGAATCTGCATAGCGCGAGCGATTGCATTCGACACGATAGGGTCAACCCAGATGTCATACAGATCATCGTCTAGCTGCGTAGCATCACGCGTAGGACGAAGATTTACCGCCACCACCACGGTGTACGCGCCGTCTGGTGGTGGCGACAACATCAATGTGAACGAGTTGTCTGTGCGATCAGAGTAAAAGCCGATTGGTTTCGCTTGCCCTGTGGGCATGTCGTTGCGAATAGCTTCAAACAAACCGGGCTGCAGCTCTTCGCCATCAACCGTCACACCCATAACGCGGCTGATCTCGTGATACTTTGTAGGTGGGTCTAGGTCGTATTGCACGACACCAGCAGATGTCTTGAAAGAATCAAGATTCTGGCGCAGCACCAAAGATTTTTCGGCAAACTCAATTGCAGCACTGACCAGAACCTGATCCACCATGGGCTCTGAGCAGCCGGGTAGATACGGCAGTATTCTCGAATAGAAAGCGCTCAGAAGTTTCATGGTGGGCTACCTTATTCAGCAGCAGTGGTTTGCTCTTCTGCGGGGGGCTCCGCAGGTTTGTCGTAAGATTCTACCGCAGGTGCAGCTTTTTTGCGAGTTTTTGGCGCAGCAGCTTCTTCAGCGGCGGCGTTTGAGTGTGCGTTGGCCAGCTCTTGGCCTTCAGTGGTGTACACCCAGTCTTGGTCTACCATGCGGGCCAAAACAACGATCTTGCCGTCGATGGTAGCGCGAATTTTGTGGCCAAGGACTTGACCGCTCAGGCGGTCCATTAATTCAAGTGCGTTCATTCTTTACTCCAAATGTAAAAAGGGGCTCCGAAGAGCCCCTTTATTGTGCCACCGATTAGGCGCTGAGAACAGCGCCCCAGTTTTCACTGCCCAAGCTGATGTAAGCACCAGACATGTTAGCGGCCAAGGCCTTGGCTGCGTTGGCAGAACCGCCGTTGATCGCGCCGCCAGTGGAGGCGTACACGTTCAAAGCAGCAGCAGAGATGTTCACAATGTGAACGATATCGCCGACAGGACGCTCAGCAGGCAGTTTGACGCCATCGCTGGCGTTGCCTGTAGTCACGACGTTAACGGCACCAGACAACTGGGTAGCGCCAGCCTGAGTCTGAGTTGTACCAGCGGTAGCCGTAGCGTAGCCGCCGATGCTGCGAGCAAATTGAGTAGACATAAAAATCTCCAAAGAATGAGGGAATAGAAAGGGCCCCCGAAGGGGCCCAGTTCATCAGCTGGCGGAACCGACTTGGGCCACGACCAGAGCTTCAGGCTTGACAGTCTTGCGACCGTACACAGCCAAACCACGGACGATATCGCCGAAGTCAGTCTGGTTACGCAG